TTTGTTCGGGCGAATACTTTTCCTCCGTGGTTGTACTGAAACAGTACATCGCTCATATCTGCGCCGACAAGTGCGTTTCGATCAATTACTTCTTTGTATTTTCGCCCTTCGTACTCCCATAGTACATACGGCTCGTTAAACGTTGTAGCGTAACCTTCTACGTAGTAATCTGAATCAATTCGTTTCTCCTTCACTGGAAGGATCACCGGCATTGTTCGGTACTCCCTCTCCTGACTTTTTGGCATTTTTTTCTCCTTCCTGATATGGATTTTGCGCTTCTAACCCTTGCGCTTCATTCAGCTTGTCCAGTTCTGCGTATTCTTTCCGGATGTAGAATTTATCTCCGTCTTCTACCGGTGGCATGTTGAACACTTCCAGACCTTGGTTTTTCGTCATCATTCCCCGGTCAAATAACTGCGTAACCACGTTGATTTTTGTTTCATTTGACGCATATTCCAGCCGGTTCGAACTTAACACCACTTTGTTTCCATATGCCAACTCTCTCAGTGTGTATAGCATTGTCGTAATGACTTCGGATACCTGAATAGCAAACGGCTCCACTTTCCCTTCGTAGTAGGCGTTCCATTGCCCTTCGTCGAATGTGTTCATTAAAACCGCCTCATTTGTTCCGAAATAGCTATAGACATTGTTCTTGATCTGCTGCATTTGTTTATCGTCGATGTATGCCGGATTTGATGTAATCTGTTTGACGTCGCGGAATTTTTCGTCGAACATCATTACGCCCGTGTCGTTGTTCTGCAAATTCGTTTCAGCAAACGTCTTCCGTGCCTCTTCAATGTCCTTCTTTTTGAATACTCCCGCTAACGTTGCCATAAATCGAATCGCGGCATTGCTTTTTACGCCTTCAACGATGCCCTGGTCCTGCGTGTCGATCATACGGATCGTTGGATACATCGGTTTATTTCCCGATCCGAACAGATCGTCGTTGTATTGAAACTTTGTTAATGTGCCGACATATTTCGACTCTACCATTGCCGTTTTCCCGGTCGGAAACAGGAATTGAATATATTCCTCACCACGGTACTCTTTTACCGTCACATTCGCCGGTTTGACTGGAAATAAACCGCGAATCCGCATGTCTGCAGAATCTAAAATCGGTACGATAAACGCTGTCGTATCGTTTTCTAAAATTGTGGCCAGCCGATATAAAAACTGCGATGTGGTCTGCCAGGGGTTTGGTCTTACGGACAAAATGTTTTTCAGTCCCTTATCATTGCCCATGACCTCCACTTTTAGTTTGCTACAGTGATTTGCGAATGTGTGAATTGATGCCCTGCATAGCAATGCTTCATAGATTCCGCCGTTAAACGTGGTGAACTGCGGTTGGTAGGCAGTTAGCGTGTTAAAATAGCTCGCTGTAGCTTTGTCTACTGCGTACTTTGAAAATATTTTTTCGAATAATCCGATCTTACTCACCTTCTTCCGGTTCGTTTAAGTTAATGTATCTGTCTTTATAATCCTGCAACACTTTATACGCGCAAATTAGGGCGATAGTTCCGTCGATTCGCTGCGTTGGATCCTCTGTTTTTACGGGTTGAATGTTGCCATTGACGTCGGTTTTCACCGCAGTATTGATCAGGCACCACTTGTCTATGGGGTTGTTGTTATAGACGATGTTCTTTTCTCGAAATTCTGCTTTCAGATCCTTCATTGGCGTAGACAAGGTTTTCACCCCCTGCCGAATTGGGATCATGCTGCTTTCTCCGAATTCTGTTTTGAACTCCCGTAGCAGCGTATCATCAATGTGCCACGGGTCGTACCCGATGTACAGGATATATAAATCCTCTTCATCGCGAAGTTCCTTAAACCATTCTAAAAAAATGCGTTTGTCACATTTCTGTCCTGGACAGGTTCGCATATATCCCTGATTTATCCACAATGAATATGGCACCCGGTCACGTTCCTGACGGTTTCCCATTTTTTCGGCCTGCTGCAGCACGCTTTCTGGGATCCAATACATGGATTTCACGTAAATATGCGGATCATCTGGCCGCATACAAATCACCTTGGCGGCATTCAAGTCGATGCTGTCCGCCGCATCGAATCCACCTATTGCGTAATCGAATCTGATATCGAATTTCTCCTCATTATTCAGTTCTTCATAGCGTAACCACGCCGCTTCATTCGTCTGCGGGATATTGAAATCTTTCACAATGACCGTCGGTTTAAACGGCGGATCATCTTTGGCCTTTTGTACCATCTCTTCCAGAAACGACTCTTTTTTGATCGTTCCCAGTCCCGGGTTGGCTTTGATCCAGTTTTTCCGATCCCACATCTCATTTACGTCGTCCAATTCGTAAATGAACGGCAAGAATCGCTTATTCTTCACTTCCCCGGTCAAAACTTTGTAGGCGTATTCATACTGCGCATCAAAAATCCCATGCCGCACGAATCCATTTGTCGTAATACAAAAAAGGAGCGGTTGTTTTCTCGCTCCCATTGATTGTTTCATCAGGTCATAGATATCTCTGTTAGTAATTGCCGCCAGTTCGTCAATGATAACTCCGTGTGCGTCTAAAGAGTCCAGGCTTTTTACGTTACTTGCCATCGCTTTTATGGTCCCCATGTTGTAATGGCAGTAAAGATCTGATGCTCTCTTTCGTAGATGCTGACTGATCTCTTTCGATTGGACGCGCATATTATTTGCTGCCGTGAAACCCTTCATCGCCTGTTCATATTTTGTGGCGATATTATAGATTTCTGGCGCGCCTTCTCCGTCGTTCATCAATAGATCCAGCTCGACGGCGGCGCATTCCGTTGTTTTTCCGTTTTTCCGGCCTTCTACGATCATGACTTCGTTGTACTGCCGGAGGTCGTTATCATCGACGAAACCGAATATGGTTTGCAGTCTTGCCTTTTGGAATAGTTCCAGTCTCAACGGTGCCCCGACGTCTCCTGCCGGGACCTTACAGAATCGTTCGATAAACTCAATGTGCCGGCTGGCCAGCTCCGCGTCAAAATGATATTCGCCCGGGCAGGCATAATCCTCAAGAATCCTGTCTGCGATCCTCTTCATCTTTTCGCATGACCGGATTTCCCCGTCGGCAACTGCGGTAAAATATTGTTCCATCTCGATCATTTTTTTCTACCCATAACGAATGTCATGAATTCGTCGTTGTACTGGCCCGTTTCTGGCAGTAATTCGATTAGCTGCTTCATTGCCGCGGAGTAATTTTTAAACATGGTATTATAGCTGCGTATCGCTGGATTATCCATTTTCACTTTAAATCCGTTTCCGTTTACGCCTTCAATCACTGCGCCTTCTTCGGTGATCTTCTCCTGCAGCTCGTTTAAGGTTACGTCCATAAACGCCGCTTTTTTGCATAGCTTGTCAGCAATTTCCATACGATCTTTGTCCAAATTTTTAAAAAAACGACGCATTTTTCGATACGTCGCCAAAATCAATTCATCTTTTGTTTTTTCTGGTTTATTTTGCATAGTTATAAATATGTACCCCCTCCCCCTGCGCACGTCATCGGTGTATATTGTGGTCCGGCATGCGGTGTGGGATAGTCGACGCCAATTTGTATAATAGGGGGGATTAATGAATATTTATTCACTCTTTGGTATCGGCTGCCCCTCTTCATCGAATATACACGTCGTTCGTTTGTCTTTTATGAAGTGTCCTTCCTCCCGGTCGTGGCATGCCTTGCACTCGAACCGAAAGTTTTCCTCGTTGAGACTTATTTCCGGATCAATGATGTTTTCTTCCGTGAGGTTCTTGATATGGTGCACGATGTAGCCCGGTCTTTTGCGGCATACTTCACACAGTCCCCCATCAATCATGATGCGCCGGTCAATGTATGCACTCCTCGCCGCCCTCCATTTTGCAGAGTGATAGAATTTTTTTGCAAACTGTTTCGCCATGTGTTTTTATGGGGCGCCGCATGCACAGCGCCCAGAGTATAGAGGAATGTGGACGGCAACAAACATCTTGTACAGGAGAGTGTCTCCCATCTTTTTTTTTACATTTTTTCATTCGTCCACACTATCATTATACGCTCTCTTTTTGTCGCATTTAGTCTCCTCTTTCAACTCGCTGCGGATTTCCCGAAGTGCCCAGCCGTGTAGTTTATATATGTGCTTGATCGAATAATGCATGGTCACAGCGATCTCTTCCCAAGTAGCGCCCTTTATGTATCGCATGTGTAATAGTTTTCTGTATCGGTTGTTTTCCATTCCGGCGATAAGTCTACTGACCCTGTGCATTGCTTCCAGGGCTTCTGTTCTTTTTCCTATGATGTCTATTCGAATGTCCGCGGCTTTTGCGGCCAGTTCGGCCATTCGATCTTTTTTCCCCGATGTTTGTACGCGATCACCTTCTGTACTTACCGTGATTCCCATCGCCATGTTCTCCAGTTCTTCCGCTTCGGTCTCCAGATTCTCTATATCCGTTACTGCCCTCCGGTACTGGCTCAGAAATTCTTTCGGTTCCACTTCTTCCTCCTTTCGCGTATGCTAATTACGCCTATATCCATAGACTTTCTTGCTCCTCCTCATATGTCGTTTTATAGTATTCGCTGCCGCTTATCTTTCGTCCCGGCCAGCGTTTTATCTTCCGCGGTTCATCTATTGCCACCATGATGTATTCCAGATGTTCCAGTCCGGTTACTGGGTGCTCATACCGCCTGCAGTGGTCTTGATCAATATAATAGCCTTTGATCGGTTCCGGATCTTCCCATAGTTTCGATTCATCGACATACCGCTTTGTGACGATCGGAGTAATTAGATTTGCGCTACGAGAATAACGTTTTTTCTGTACGCTGCCTTCTTCCCGAATCGTTTTCGTCGTTTCTTTGATCAGATACGCGGCCAGATCAGCATAGTTTCCCGTGTTGTCCAGTACCGAATATTTAACAAATCCTTTTTTCCAAGTTTCCTCAATTAACGCAATGTCACAATCGCCAATAACGATATGATGATGAATTCTGGTGTGCTTATATTCTGTTACGGCTATGTACTTCAGATCTTTTCCGTTTTTTTTCAACTTCCGCCGCAGAGCCTTTAAAAAATTTTCGCGGTCTTTTTTCGCCTGCATCTGATCCGGTGCATCTTTGTATGTCAGCACGATATGTAAATCTCCACCGGCAAAATTTGCGTTCAATAATCGCATTAATTTTTTTGCGGCGATGCGATCGTTATTCTTTTGCACTTTTTCTGGTGTGATGTTTATTTTAGGTGAACGCTTCGACCGATGGTTTCCTGATGTGATTTTTATCGTCCGATCTATGGTTCTTCCTGCTATACACGTTTCCTGAATAACCTTCATCTTTTGTTCCTGATAATAATACTCTAAGCGAGAAGGCAAGGGAGACTTTCACTCCCTTTGTGCCTATGGCTATGCCTGGGACTTGTCCCAGGCAGATTACTTCCTATATATAATGTTTAAATTTCTTCTAACGCACCCCTCAGCGTTTTCGCCTCGCCGTTGGTTAACGTGATTCCTTTGCTGCATTTCAAATGATCACTGCTCCATGCACGCAAATCCAGCTTTTCCTCGCCGTTGTTCCATTTCACTCGATTCAGTTCCAGGTACCACTCTCCTCTTTGACTGATTGTTGCGATATGTTCCGTTATTTTGTATTCAATCATTTTTTACCTCTTGTTCTTCTTTTAACCAAAATTCTCTTTTGCAATTTCTACACCTTTCTGCTGGGCATTTTTCAAATTTGTCAATATACTTTGGGCATATATCTAAAACGCCGTATTCGTCTAATTTAGCTCTCGGATATGTTTCCATAAATTTTAATTGTCTTGTCTTCTTCTGCTGTATTTCTGCATTTCCATGCTTTTGGGGTCTGGGTCTGTCTGGTTTGTGGTAAATGATCATTCGTTCATTCCTTCTTTCCGCTGCGTTCTATTTCAGCATTTTCATTCCCTCTCTCCGATCTCTGAAGTGAAAACCTCTTCCGATTTGATGCTCCACTCCGCCGCAATATGCCTCATCATATCGACGGCTTCGGCGCGCTTCTTCATATCCCCGTCAAGGTAAGATTTCAAGATTTCCGATTTCAGAACGCAAAGCGGGCGAACGCCGTAGTTCCCGCGGCACGCGTAGCTGCCGTTCAGCGTACCGCCGGAATAGACGAAGCGGACGAATGAATTTTTCGGGCTGTCCGGTGTAGCTGTCCACCACCAAGTGTCCGGAAGCTCCGGAATGTTGCCGCGAAGAAGCCTGTATTCGTCGCACGTGATAAGCCCGACGCGGACGCAATCGCCGCCGTAGTCCTTCAAGCCGTCGTCGGCGGTCAAGTCTATATTGAAAT